AAGATTGGCTTTAAGACCCGTTATGGTCTCGTTGCAAACCCATTTGCAGAGGGCACCACTCAGGGTCTCGGAGCACTCAAGACCAACTCTAACCGTTACTACAGAAGAGTTGCTGTTAAGAACCTCATGTGATCTATTTCACATAGAGATTCAGGAGGGTCCGCAAGGACCCTCTTTTTTTATCTAAATACTTAAAAAACCATGACTAGAGGGCAGATAGATAATAGAAACTTTTTATCCCCAACAGGATTTAAGTTTACTCTAACAAGAACTCCTAAAGTTGCTTTTTTCTGCAATCAAGCAAATATTCCAGATCTAAATCTTGGAGTTGCTGTTCAACCAACATACACTAATATGTTACCAACTCCAGGTGACATGATTGAATTTGGAGACTTAAGTTTAAGATTTTTAGTTGATGAAAATCTTGAAAATTATATGGAAATACAAAACTGGATACGTGGATTAGGATTTCCAGAAAGAATAAGTCAGTTTAAAGAATTAGAAGAATCTGGAATGGTTCGTGGAAATTACACACAAGATAGACAAAATGTATATTCAGATGGAACACTACAGGTTTTAACAAGTAGTCAAATACCAAATTTTCAAATTACATTTAAAGATTTATTTCCATATTCGCTGACAACAATGACATTTGATGCTACTGACACTGAAGTTCAATACTTTACGGCTAGCGTTAGTTTCAAGTATACTATTTACAATATTGTTGATTTGGAAGGAAAACCATTGCATGACTATTGATTTAGACACGATTCAAAAAATGTGGCAAGAAGATTCAAAAATAGATATTGATAACCTTCATACAGAATCTTTAAATATTCCAATTCTACATTCAAAATATTTTGATTTGTATAATACAATCAATCTATTAAAAAAGAGAGCAGAACAACAAAAGAAAAAAATAAGACATGAAAGATATGAATACTTTACAGGAAAAGCAGATCCAGAGGTTTACTTAGAAAATCCTTTTCCAAAAAAGATTCGCGATAAAGAAACTCTTCAAGGATACTTGGATTCTGATGAGAATTTATCTCAAGTGAATCTAAAAATAGAATACTATGAAACAATGTTGACTTATATTGATAGTATTCTCAAAATGATTTCAAACCGAACTTATCAAATTAAAAACTCTATAGATTTTCTACGTTTTCAGTCTGGATTAGGGTAAATAAATATTCATAGCAATTATGATGCTATGAGTGACGTAATCATTGAAAAGAAGAATGAGGTTTGTATTAAACTACATTGCGAATCTCATATTCTTTACGAACTTCAACCATATTTTACTTTTGAGGTTGAGTCTGCAAAATTTATGTCTCAGTATAGAAGCAGACACTGGGACGGCAAGATTCGACTGTTAAGCACTCATACCGGTGAAATTTATGCAGGGTTGTTAGATAAAATTATCGACAAACTCTCAATTCATAATTATACTTATGAGTTTAAAGAAAATAAATTTTATGGTTTACCTTTTGAGGTAAACGAACATATATCTTTTGAAGGTGTGAAGGATTATATGTCATCTATTTGCACTCATTCTCCACGAGAGTATCAAGTAGAGGGAGTATACGATGCTCTACGACATAACCGAAAATTGCTGATATCACCCACAGCCTCAGGAAAATCCTTGATGATTTATTCCCTTGTAAGGTATTATGTAGATAAAGGACAAAAAATTCTTCTAGTTGTTCCAACGACATCTTTGGTAGAGCAGATGTACAAGGATTTTGAAGATTATGGTTGGAATGTGGATTCATATTGTCACAGGATTTATTCTGGTAGAGAAAAGACAAATGAACATCCAGTCACGATTACAACGTGGCAATCTGTCTATAAGTTAGAACGTTCATTCTTTGAAGACTATGGAGTAGTTATAGGAGATGAAGCACACTTGTTTAAGAGCAAGTCACTCATTGATATTATGACTAAACTTCATCATGCAAAATATCGTTTTGGATTTACTGGAACTTTAGATGGAACTCAGACTCACAAATGGGTTTTGGAAGGATTATTTGGACCTTCATATAAAGTTACTAGAACTTATGAGTTGATGCAACAAGGACATATTTCTCAGTTGGATATTCGTTGTCTTGTTCTTAAACATCCACCACAAAAGTTTGAAACTTATGAAGATGAAATTCAATATTTAATTTCTCAAGAACAAAGAAATAAGTTTATTACAAATCTTTCTCTTGATCTAAAAGGAAACACACTTGTTTTGTTTTCAAGAGTAGAAGCACATGGAGCAATACTCTACGAGAAGATAAATAATACTAAGCGAGGTGATCGTAAAGTATTTTTTATTCATGGTGGAGTTGATACTGAAGAAAGAGAATTAGTCAGAGAAATTACTGAGAGAGAGAACAACGCAATTATTGTTGCTTCTTATGGGACTTTTTCTACTGGCATCAATATTAAAAATCTTCATAACGTTATCTTTGCTTCTCCTAGTAAATCGAGAATCAGAAATCTACAATCAATCGGAAGAGTACTCAGAAAAGGAAAAAACAAAGTAAAAGCAGTTCTTTACGATATTGCTGATGATTGTACTTATAACTCCAGAAAAAATTATACTTTAAATCACCTGATAGAAAGAATTAAAATTTATAACGAAGAAAACTTTAACTATGAAATAATCACCATACAACTTAAGAAAAAATGATAGAAGATGATTTTTACTGCACTCTTAAATTAAAAACAGGCGAAGAGATCTTTGCTAAAGTTGCTGCATCTGAAGAGGAAGATAGAACCATTCTTATTGTTTCTAACCCAATCACTGTTAATGAAATCAAAAGCAGAACAGGAATTTCTGGATATAAACTAGAACCTTGGTTAAAAACAACAACAGAAGATATGTTTATTATTAATCTTGAAGATGTCTTGACTCTTTCTGAATCTTCTGATATTGAAATGATTATGATGTATCAGTCTTACGTCAGACAATCAAGCAGAGAAAAGAATAATGAACCAAAGTTGAATCGTAGAATGGGATATATTGCTAACGTCAATGATGCTAAAGAGCTCTTAGAGAAGCTTTATAAAAATAGCTAAAGCTAATCTTATCAACCTCCACAAAGGTAATTGTATCAACTTTTGAATACCTTGTCAAGCATTTACATAAATGGTATAATCTATACATAATAATGATAAAAACTTATGATTACCACAGCAGTTATGGCCAAAAGAAAAAGGTCAGAGCATTATGTTAATAATAAAGAGTTTCTTGCTGCTATCATCAAATATCGTGAAGATGTTGAAATAACCTTTATTAAAAAGTTTGGTAGAGAATTAACAAAAGAAGATCGTGCAAAGACCTGGGATACAAAACCTCCTATTCCTCGCTACATCGGAGAGTGCTTCCTGAAGATTGCAAATCACCTTTCTTTCAAACCAAACTTCGTGAACTACATGTTCAAGGAAGATATGATTTCTGACGGTATTGAAAATTGTGTGCAGTACATTCACAACTTTAATCCTGAGAAGTCACAAAATCCTTTTGCATACTTTACTCAAATTATTCACTATGCTTTCCTTCGTCGCATCCAAAGAGAAAAGCGTCAACTAGAAATCAAAAACAAAATTTTAGAACGCTCAGGATTTTCGGAAGTCTTTACAGACGACAATTCAGTTGACGGTGGGAACTATTCCGACTATAATTCTATTAAGGACGGAGTTCACAGCAAACTGCGGTATTGAATGAAAGTAGCAATTATTACTGACCAGCACTTTGGAGCAAGAAAGAATTCCAAACTCTTTCATGATTATTTCTTAAAGTTCTACAAAGATGTATTTTTCCCAACACTCGAAGAGCATGGGATTACTACTGTTGTAGATATGGGAGATACTTTTGATAGTCGTAAAGGAATTGATTTCTCTGCTTTATCTTGGGCAAAAAATAATTACTATGACCGTCTTCAAGAAATGGGTGTAAAAGTTCATACTATTGTAGGAAATCATACGGCTTATTATAAGAATACAAATAATGTTAACGCAGTTGATTTGCTTCTGCGTGAGTATGATAATGTGACGGTATATTCAGAACCAACTGAAGTAATGCTGGATAAACTTCGGACACTGTTTATACCTTGGATCAATCAAGAAAATGAAGAAAGCACTCTCAAACTTATTCAAAAGACAACTTGCCCGTGTGCGATGGGGCACCTTGAACTCCAAGGATTTAGAGTTAATCGACAAATCATCATGGAGCATGGTTTGGAGAGCAAGTTATTTGAGAAGTTCAAACGTGTCTTCTCGGGACACTATCACACTCGATCGACTAACGGAACAGTCTTTTATCTAGGAAATCCTTATGAAATTTACTGGACTGATGTAAATGATACTCGCGGTTTCACTATTTTTGATACTGAAACACTAGAGCATACTCCAGTCGATAACCCATACAAAATGTTTTATAACATTTACTATGAGGATACCAACTATCAGACATTTGATACTCGGGAGTATGAGAACAAGATTGTAAAGGTTGTTGTTCGTAAGAAGTCTGACACTAAAAAGTTTGAAAAGTTTATCGATAAACTTTATTCATCAAATATTGCAGAACTCAAGATCATTGAGAACTTTGATATTCAAGAACCTCAAGAGTTTGAAGCATTTGAAAGCGAAGACACTATTTCTATCTTGAATAGATATATTGAGGAGGCAGAAATTAGTCTTGATAAATCAATCATTCAAAAAATGATGCAAGAAATTTATCAAGAGGCATGTGAATTAGTTTAAATGTTTATTCTAACGATTAATGGTAGAGAAACCGAAGGAGCATATTCTGTAATTGATGATGAAGGAGAACATATTTTATATCTCTTTCAAGAAGAGGACGATGCTGTTAGATATGCTATGATGTTAGAAGATGATGGATATCCTGAAATGCACGTCATTGAAATTGAAGATGAAGTGATGGTAAAAACTTGCGAAATGCATGGATACCAGTATACTGTTATTACTCCTGATGATATTGTAATTCCTCCAAATACTGAGCATGATTTTATTTAAAACTATTCGTTGGAAAAACTTTTTGAGTACAGGAACGCAGTACACAGAAGTTGACTTCACAAAAAATAAAACCAATCTTATTGTAGGTACAAATGGAGCTGGAAAGAGTACTATTCTAGACGCACTTACATTTGCTTTGTTTGGAAAACCATTTCGTAAGATTAATAAACCACAACTAGTCAACTCTGTAAATGAAAAAGATTGTAGAGTTGAAGTAGAATTTTCGATTGGAAATATTGAGTGGAAAGTTGTAAGAGGAATTAAACCAACACTCTTTGAGATCTGGAGAAATGATACTTCTTTAGATCAATCTTCTGCTGCTTTAGATCAGCAAAAATGGTTGGAACAAAATGTTCTTAAAATGAACTACAAGTCTTTCACTCAGATTGTAATTCTGGGTTCTAGTACTTTTGTTCCTTTTATGCAACTTTCTGCTGCTCATCGTAGAGAAGTGATTGAAGATCTTCTTGATATTAAGATTTTCTCTTCAATGAATATGGTAATTAAAGAGAAGATTCGTCAGACAAAAGAAGAAATCAAAGTTTATGAGTTGAAGAAAGAATCCTTACTTGATAAGGTCAAAATGCAACAAGAGTTCATTGAAGAACTTGAGAATCGCGGAAAGGAAAGTATTGATAATAGTAATCGGAAAATTTCCGATTTGGATAAAGAAATTCAACAATATATGGATGAGAATGGTTCTTTAGAAGAACCTCTTTATGAATATATTAAAGAGCAAGATAAGTTGGTTGGGTATGCAGAAAAACTTCGCAAGTTAGGAAATCTTAAAGGTAAGATATCGCAAAAAGTATCTACCATTACTAAAGAACATAAGTTTTTCACAGAGAATACGGTATGCCCCACTTGCACTCAGTCAATTGAAGAGACCTTCAGAATAAATAGAATTAACGACGCTCAATCTAAAGCAAAGGAGTTGCAATCTGGTTATAAAGAACTAGAGGAGGCAATTAAAGAGGAAGAAGAGCGAGAGCGTCAATTCAATACTCTGTCGAAGGAGATTTCAAAATTAACGAATGGCATTTCTCAAAACAATATTAAGATTAACGGATTACGGAGACAAATCCGAAATCTTGAAAAGGAAATTCAAGTTCTTACCGAGAACCTTGCAAACCGAAATTCTGAACATGAGAAGTTAGAATCCTTCAAAGAAAATCTAAAAACTACATACGACGAACTCGCTTCTAAAAAAGACACAATCAACTACTACGATTTTTCGTATAGTTTGCTCAAAGACGGTGGAGTAAAATCCAAAATCATTAAGAAGTATTTGCCACTCATCAATCAGCAGGTTAATCGTTATCTGCAAATGATGGACTTCTATATTAACTTTACTCTTGATGAGGAATTTAACGAAACCGTCCAGTCACCAATTCACGAAGATTTCTCCTATGCTTCTTTCAGTGAAGGAGAAAAACAGAGAATCGACTTAGCACTTCTTTTTACTTGGAGAGAAGTTGCAAGAATGAAGAACTCCGTAAATACTAACTTAATGATTCTTGATGAGATCTTTGACAGTTCTTTGGACTCCACTGGAACAGATGAGTTTCTTAAAATCATTCGTTATGTAATTAAAGACGCAAACATTTTTGTTATCTCTCATAAGACTGGTATGGAGGACAAATTTGAAAGTGTCATAAAGTTTGAGAAAGTCAAAGGTTTTTCGCATATGGTGGTCTGAACCACTCAAGAACAATGCACGTCCCAAACTGGAAGCACCATTCCAAGAAAGAACAAAAACGAAAACTTAAACCGCAAGCACTGAGACAAGCAAAAGCACGACTTGCCCAGTTCAAAAAGCGTCACATGGGTCGCCCAAAAGGCGACCTTTCGTTTTATAGTGGTTACATACGAAACGAATCCAATGTCTGTTCGCCACGAAATCAAGTCTCAACTTGCCAAATTGCTTGCCACTGAGGATTTGGTGGTAGAGCATAAAAAAGTTTCTACTGCTTGCTTTAACGTTCATACTCGCGTTCTGACTCTTCCTTTGTGGGAAAAGGCAAGCGGTCTCGTGTATGACCTTCTGGTGGGCCATGAGGTTGGTCACGCTCTCTTTACTCCTGATGAGGACTGGACTGAGACTGCAAAGGTTCCTCAGCAGTTTGTGAATGTGGTGGAAGATGCGCGTATTGAGAAACTGATGAAGCGTAAGTATGCTGGACTTGCTAAGACATTCTTTAATGGTTATAAAGAATTGAATCAGGAAGATTTCTTTCAACTCGGAGACGAAGATATTTCTAAGTTTAATCTTGCCGACAGATCAAACCTTTACTTCAAGATTGGTAACTTCATCACTCTTGATTTCACTCCAGAAGAGAAAGAAATTATCAATCTGATTGGTGCATGTGAAAGTTTTGCAGATACATTGATTGCTGCAGAAGAACTTTACAAATACTGCAAGAAAGAAAAGGAGCAACAGCAGAAGGTTGCTGAATTTGATTCTCACGAAACTCAAGGAAATTCTCAGTCTCCTGCAAGCGATTTTGTGGAGAGCAATGACTCCTCTTCCGAGCAAGAAGGTGAGAGTGATAACTCCTCCGAAAAACAGTCTGAAGAGTCCTATGGGGGAACTGCTCAGGGTGATGAAACTCCTGTAAAATCTTCTGGTGAAAAAGAAGAACCTGAAGTTCGCACTGCAGATTCTCTTGAAGATAAAATTCGTGACCTTGTGGGTAATGATGAATATGAGAATGTTTATGTTGAAGTTCCACAAGTAAATCTTGATACTATCATTGGTAAGAACTCTGAAGTTCATAAAGATATTGACGATTCATTTGCTCATCAACAAAAACTTCATAATGAACATGCAGAGCAAAAAGGATATACTCCTGTAAATCTTTATAAAGAATCCGATACTGAGTTCAAAAAGTTTAAGACTTCTGCTCAGAAAGAAGTCAATTATCTTGTAAAAGAGTTTGAGTGTCGCAAAGCAGCAGATCAATATGCTCGTGCATCAACTGCTCGCACTGGTGTTCTTGATACCACTCGTCTTCATACCTATAAGTATAACGAAGATCTATTCAAAAAGGTCTCTGTAATTCCTGATGGTAAGAATCATGGTCTGGTGTTTGTGCTGGACTGGAGCGGTTCTATGTGCGATGTGATGCTCGATACTTGCAAGCAACTCTTTAATCTTGTTTGGTTCTGTAAGAAAGTATCTATTCCCTTTGAGGTTTATGCTTTCACAAATGAATGGCGTCGTGGTGAATATGATTATGAGAATGATCGTTATCTAGCTGCTGATCGCACTCCTCATTATCAAAAGAAAGACGGACTTCTGGTTGTTGATGAAACATTCTCGATGATGAATGTTCTTACCAGTAAAGTTTCTGGTAGTGTTCTTGAGCATCAAATGCTTAATATTTGGCGTCTTGCTCATTGTTTTGGTAGAACTTATAGTTCTCCTTACACTTATTCTAATCGTCTTTCTTTGTCTGGAACTCCTTTGAATGAAGCACTAATTACTCTTCATCAAATTCTTCCCAAGTTCCAGAAAGAGAATAAACTCCAGAAGGTTCAGTGTATTGTTCTCACTGATGGTGAAGCAAATCAACTTGTTCATCACAAAGAAGTTAAGCGTCATTGGGAGAAGGAACCTCGTCTTGGAACTGGGTATATTCATGGAGAACTTACATTTCTTCGTGATCGCAAACTTGGAACTACTTATAAGTTTGGTTATGGATATCATGAATTTACCGATGTTCTTCTCAGGAATTTGAAGGATAAGTTCTCTTCTATAAACTTTATTGGTATTCGTGTTCTTGAAAGTCGCAACTTTAGTCGATTTGTTCAAATGTATCACTCCCAACTTGATAAACAGTATGAAAAAATTCAAAATGATTGGAGGAAAGTAAAGAGTTTTACTATTACAAACTCTGGTTATGATGCATACTTTGGAATGTCCGCAACTGCACTTTCTCAAGATACTGAGTTTGAAGTTGCTGAGGATGCAACCAAATCTCAAATCAAATCTGCTTTTGTTAAGTCTCTTAAGACTAAAAAACTAAATAAAAAAGTATTAGGAGAATTTATTTCTTTGGTAGCATGAAGACATTCCAAGAATTTATGGTAGAGTGTTGCTCTATTCAAGAAACCTCTCTGAATAGAGTACGCTCAAAATCAGAAAAGGGTGGCATGGCAATCATGTCTGCTCAAAGAGGTGATAAGTCAAAGTCAGAGAACAAAGCACGTTCAAAACAATTAGAAAAAGATATTAAAGGTGCTGGTCTTCCAGGACCTACTAAAGTATCTGGTAGATATACTGAAAATCCTGGAACTCCTCAAGAGAAGAAAGTCGGTGAGAAATCACATGTAGTTTCTTCTGGTAAAATGGGTAAGAAAAAATTCAAGAAAGCAATCACGAAACTTGGTAAAAAATATAATCAAGATTCTGTTCTGATTCAAAAGAAACCAAAAGGTTCTGCTCAACTAGTTGGAACAAATAAGTCTTGGCCTGGAGAAGGTAAGCGTGTTAAAGTTGGTAAAATGAGACCAGGTAGAACTGGAGAATTTGATACAAAAGTTAAGAACAAAACATTTACTTATGAAGACTAAATTTCCATTTGAGCACGTAGTAAAATACGACACTAAAGAAGTATGGATTAAGTGTAATAGCAGTACAACTGCTATGGGTATTCCTGCACTAGTAAAAAAATATTATCCAGGTTACACTGGTCATATTGCAAGTGAGGAGTACCTTGAAGAACTCAAGAACCAGTTGGCGAACTGACCACAGGGGTCCCAAGAGGACCCTTTTTTCGTTTATAATGACTAGGTTGAAACAAAGAAAACGAATGGCACTCTCCTCCGACTACATCCGCACTTCTCTTCAGAACCTTTATGGTAACACCATCACAGGTGCTGATATCCGTGCCTGGTGTAATCTGAACGATGCTAACTATCAAACTGTTACCAAGAAACTTGATCAATTTAAAGTTTGTCGTGGTAAGTGGAATCTTGAAGTGACTCAACAAAAGGTAGAAGAAATCGAACGTACTTTCCAAGCACCCTCAGTGGTTCCCCCTATCGAACAAAATCTCATTCCTGATAAAGATGATACCTTCGTCAAGTTTGGCAATTTTGCTGATGTTAAAAAAATTATTCAGTCCCGTCTCTTTTATCCTACGTTTATTACGGGTCTTTCGGGTAACGGTAAAACGTTCTCTGTGGAGCAAGCATGTGCTCAACTGAAGCGTGAATTGATCCGTGTAAATATTACTATTGAGACTGATGAAGATGACCTTATCGGGGGTTTCCGCCTTGTTGAAGGGAATACTGCTTGGCACAACGGTCCCGTCATTGAAGCATTGGAGCGAGGAGCAATCCTGCTTCTTGACGAAATCGATCTCGCTAGCAACAAGATTCTGTGCCTTCAATCCATCCTTGAAGGAAAGGGTGTCTTCCTGAAAAAGATTGGTCGCTGGGTCAAACCTGCCGCTGGTTTCAATGTGATTGCCACCGCTAATACCAAAGGTAAGGGCAGTGATGACGGTCGCTTCATCGGCACCAACGTGCTCAACGAGGCATTCCTAGAACGCTTCCCCGTGACCTTTGAGCAGTCCTATCCTGCCCCTGCTACTGAGCAGAAGATCCTTGAAGGCATCGCTCTGGACCTTGGCGTGGAAGACCGCGACTTCTGTAAGCGTTTGGTTGATTGGGCAGACATCATCCGCAAGACCTTCTACGATGGTGGTATTGAAGAAATCATCAGCACCCGCCGACTGGTTCATATCATCCGTGCCTATAGCATCTTCCAAGACAAGGCAAAGGCAATCCAAGTTTGCGTGAATCGTTTTGATGACGAAACCAAGCAAGCTTTCTTGGAACTGTATGACAAAGTGGATGCTGATTTTCAGATGCCTACCGAGCAGGTGGATATCAACCACAATATTGACCAACCCACTCCTTTCTGATATAATTGGGGAAGGTATAAAAGTGCCTTCCCTCTTTTTTATGATTGATTCGACCTTTACTATTACTATGTCTGAAACAAAAAATCATCTCTGGAAATACAACGAAGATAAGATTCTCAAAGATGTTGAAGATTATGTGACCAGCACTTATGGCAGTCATTACTGTGGTCACGAACAGGATTATAAAGATGTTCAAACAATTGACCTAATGGCAGCAAAAGAACTTGCTGCTGGATTTTGTCAAGCAAATATCATCAAGTATGGTAGCCGCTATGGCGATAAGGATGGACGCAATAAGCGTGATTTGCTTAAAGTGATTCATTATGCTATGCTTCTTCTCCACTTTGATGGTCACTACACTCGCAAAGATAACGGTCTCTCTGAATTTCGCTGATTATTATGAAACTCTCTGATAAAACTCTTACGCTTCTCAAGAACTTTTCTTCTATCAATCAGTCCATTCTGTTTAAAGAAGGTAGTTCGCTTCGCACCATTTCGGTGATGAAAAACATTTTGGCAGAAGCAACAATCGAAGAAGAACTGCCCAAGGATTTTGGCATTTATGATCTGAACCAGTTTTTGAATGGTCTTAACCTTCATCAGAATGCTGAACTTGATTTTCAGAATGATGGTTATGTTGTCATTAAAGAAGGTCGTTCTCGCTCCAAGTATTTCTTTGCAGATCCTAATGTAATCGTAACTCCTCCCGATAAAGCAATCTCTCTTCCTTCTGAAGATGTTTGTTTCATTCTTGATACCAAGGAACTTGATAAACTCCTTAAGGCTGCTGCTGTGTATCAACTTCCTGACCTGTCTGTGGTTGGTGAAGCAGGTGTTGTAAAACTGGTTGTTCGTGATAAGAAGAATGATACCTCCAATGATTTCTCTGTAGTTGTCGGTGAGACTGATGAGGTATTCACCTTTAACTTTAAGGTGGAAAATATCAAGATTATTCCTGGAAATTATGAGGTGGTAATCTCTTCTAAACTTTTGTCACGATTCAAGAATACTGGGTTTGATGTGACCTATTATATTGCTCTGGAGCCTGATTCTACATTTGGTTGATGAACATCTTTGTCACTTCCCCTTGGCCTGCTGAGAGTGCCATTTGTCTGCCCGACAAACACATTGTTAAGATGCCCCTAGAGTGCTGCCAGATGCTCTCTATCGTGGCATCAAGTAAGTGGGGGCATGGGTACGGCACTCTTCCTAAGGCAGATGGAACCCCCTACAAGACCGAGAAAGGAGCATTCCGCAATCATCCCTGCACCAAGTGGGCATTGGAGAGTATCCACAATGCCTATTGGTTAATTAAGTGGGGACTGAACTTGTCTGATGAATACTGCCTGCGGTATAATAAAACTCACTCTTGTTACAAAACCCTTGTTGATGCATACTATTTGTTTCCCAAGGGTAAGATTACAGAGGTGACTCCATTTGCTCGTGCTATGCCCGAGGAATGGAAGTTTGACGATACTATTGATACATTTGAAGCATACAAACGATACATCGCATCCAAACCTTGGGTGTCTGATAATTATCTTCGTATGCCTGAAAGAAAACCTAATTGGATTTGATTATGGCAAGTGAATTTCTTCTAACGGAAAAATATCGTCCTCAAGTAATTGAGGATTGTATTCTTCCTGATGATACTAAAAAAACATTTAAGGAGTTTGTGGCAAAAGGTGAGATTCCTAATCTTCTTCTTGCTGGACCTCCTGGTATTGGTAAAACTACAATCGCAAAAGCATTATGTAATGAGTTAGGGGCAGATTATTATGTCATCAACGGATCCGACGAAGGACGTTTCTTGGATACTGTACGGAACCAAGCAAAAAACTTCGCTTCGACCGTTTCACTTACGGGATCTTCTAAACACAAAGTCATCATCATCGATGAGGCGGATAACACAGGCAACGACGTACAACTCCTACTACGGGCGAATATTGAGGCATTTTATAACAACTGTCGATTCATCTTCACCTGTAACTACAAGAACAAGATTATTGAACCTCTTCACTCCCGATGTGCAGTCATCGACTTCACCATTAAAGGGAAGCAAAGAGTTCAACTTGCAGGAAGTTTCTTTCAACGACTTCAATCAATCTTGGATGCGGAAAAGATTGAGTACGATCAAAAAGTCGTTGCGGAACTTGTATCAAAACACTTCCCAGATTTTCGTAGGGTCCTCAACGAATGTCAGAGGTATTCTACAGGAGGAAAAATTGACTCGGGCATTCTTGCATCTTTCTCAGACATCTCTGTAAATGAACTCATCAAAAATCTCAAGGATAAAAACTTTACTGAAGTCAGAAAGTGGGTGGTCTCCAACTTGGACAACGATGCTAGTAACCTACTTCGCAGGGTTTATGACGCCGCTTTTGATTGCCTTGCACCCCAATCTATCCCTGCTGCCGTTCTTATTATTGCTAAGTATCAATACCAATGTGCGTTCGTGGCTGACCAAGAAGTAAATCTTCTTGCTGCTCTTACTGAAATTATGTGTGAGTGTGAGTTCAAATGAAATCTCTTAAAACCCCATTACGTTATCCTGGTGGAAAGTCCCGTGCTTGTGAAAAGATGGGACCTTATTTTCCAGATCTTCGCAACTATGATGAGTTTCGAGAACCATTTCTTGGTGGTGGAAGTGTTGCGATTTATATCACAAAGAAGTATCCCAACCTAGATATTTGGGTGAATGATCTTTACGAACCTCTAGTAAATTTCTGGCAACAACTCCAGATGTTTGGAACTGATCTTAAGGATAAACTTGTAGATCTTAAGGTAGCAAATAATACTCCAGACTTAGCGAAAGAACTTTTTCTTAAAGCAAAGGAGCAAGTCAATGACAAGGATTTGCCAAGCATTGATCGTGCTGTGGCTTTCTATGTTGTCAATAAGTGTAGTTTCTCTGGTCTTACAGAGAGTTCATCATTTTCAGCACAAGCATCAAACTCCAACTTTAGTTTGCGTGGGATCGAAAAATTGCCTGCGTATTCTTCGTTGATTGGGAAGTGGCGTATAACTAATTACTCGTATGATTATCTGATGGATGGAAACAAAGGTGCTTTTATGTATCTCGATCCTCCTTATGATATTAAGGATAATCTCTATGGGAACAAAGGATCAATGCACAAAGGATTTGATCACGATAAGTT